GTTACAAATGAGAATAGACTATCAACCGTTTATCTTAACACCATCGTTGCTATATTAGGGATAACAGACACACCAACATATCTAGAAGTGCGGGAGATTGACTTACTAGGTGGATATATAATTGTTGGTAAAAATGATGATATTACATTAGGAGATTAAACATGGCAGACACAAGAACAATATATTTACACACGGCTGATACAACATTTTCATCAGACCCTAGCGACACTGGCTATAAATACCTAGATATGAGTGATTACGATAGCTTGAACCCAGAATACTCATCAACTGTTAGGTTATCGGGCGGTGTTATTGGTATGTATGGTGATTACTCAGTTAAGATAACGCTTACATTTGAGGGTGAAAACAGTGGTCGTGACGAGCGTGCAGATTGGGTAAATTCATACTCACAGGACATAAACAAAATATCAGTAGCGACTACACCCGACAAGTCTAAAACATTTAATAAAGCATGTTCAGTATCATCAATAGAAATGGTAGATACTAATTATTTAAACGGAGCACAAGTTATAATTAGTGTTACTTTGTTTGGTCGTTGGCAATCAGCACTATCATATAGACCAACGTTAACAGAAACATATATCGGTGGTACAAAAAAATATTATCAATTATTAAGAACAGTTGCAGAGAGTTCATCAGCACTTGTTGGTTCGGCGTATGTTGGATTGGCTAAGGTTGGAGACGAAACTATTCCTGCAGAAGTGACAAAACCATCAAACACTTATAAATATAATTACAAATATGGTATAAGTACAATACTAAACCAATTAACCTTACCAATTGACAAGAACAGATTTATTATAGCAATCGAACCAAATTACTTAAAGGGTTCTATCAAATTATCAAACACACAATACACAGCAGAAATAAGCTCTAGCAATCTATCTTCAACTAACGGCATATCATCAGACTTCATAACTTACAGCACAGGTGATTTTGATAACGTTTCCCAATTCACGTTGTTACAAAGTGGTTATGTTGCGTCTACTGTTTGGGATAATATTAGCGACCAATACGCCGTGTTATACAGTATCATGAACACTATCAACAATGACCCGGCAAACATATCAGTTACAAACGAAGTGGGACAACACATACCATTTAGTTTATATGTTTATTCAATACAAGACTTCATATAAAAAAGCCCTCCAGTTATTTGGGGGACTTTTTCTTTGGTTCAGATGTGACTTTACTGTACGCTTGGATATATGTTAATGCTTGTATAATATCAAGTTGCAATATTTCACTTCTGGGTTGGTTCATATACATTAGTGTCGCTACTATCTTGAAAACACTATAATATTTAGAACCACCACCATCTTTTGATTGTAAGCGCTTGGGTATCTTAAATTCGGCGAAAGTATTTACCGATTACCTCTTTTTCGTATAAGTCTAATTCTTCGTAATGTGTGCGAGTTTCTTCGTTTTGTACTAGAATATCACCTTTTTTCTCAGCATACATAAATTTAAGAACTTGGTGAATTGCGTCGATTGTGTCTAGTGAAGTTACACGTTGAATATCTTCTGGTGTTGGATTATCCTTTTCAACATTCATTAGTGTTTGCAATACCTCGGCTAATTGAGCGTTCATTTCTTGACCAGTCTCATCACGGAACATCTCTTCTGTGTTTAGTGTACGTAAGAAGTTGTACTTTGTGATGTTGATTTTGGGTTGATTGTTCTCGTCCATTTCTGGCATACCGTTAGCCATCTTCACCAATTGTGCGTCTTCATAGATAAATTTCATGTCTTTAATTCTCCTTTGATATATGGTATACTAATATTGTAGCATAATAAAAATCGTAATACAAGAGGAGATTTAAAATATGACATTAAATACTAATGAAATAGTTTACACCGCTGACTTAATGAACATTTCACCGGCTAATGACGCTCAAATATATGGTAAAGGTGGAAATTATATATTATCTGGTTTAGAAATACGAGCCGTGACATCAACAAGCGCCACTTTAACGGCTGGTCGGGCATTAATACAAGGTAGACTGTTTGAATTAAAAGCTAACACACAATACACATTAACAGCTGGAACATCTCAATACTTAGGGCTAGAAATTGACTTGACAAAAGAGAACACAGATGATGGTATGGGTAATATTACGAACAATCAGTTTACAGTGAAATCGAACGATAGGGAATATGGTAATACTCTATTGGGTGATGTTCAAAGTTTTGTGGCATTTTATCAAGTCGATACACAAACACAAACATCAACCCAATTAATTCAACCTTATTATGATTTTAGATTACTTGATGGTTATGGTGATGTTGGTTTTCCAGATTTTAACAGTATCGAAACTCCACGGCTAATTAAGCAAGGAAAAGTGGTATCTGTCTATGGTGCTGTTAAAAATGCAAGCTATGTGGCAAATAATGGAAGTTGGTTAACGGTTCGTGTTTTACCCCAAATGTATAGACCTTATCAAAATATAAACAAAGCAATTATATTTAATGGTAAATTATCAGAAATGAGAATTACTTCAGGTGGTGATCTACAATTTGTTAATAGAACCGGCGCTGGAGTTAACGGGGGAGGATTTATCCCATTAGCATTCACATTCGTACAACAATAAAATAAACCTCTACTTAATTGTAGGGGCTTTTTTAGTGGTCTTTATTTAATTTTGTCTTTTCACTATCAATATACTTGCTTATTTGTTCGGGGAATGGTAATCCTAACGCCACCCAGTTCTCTATGATTGACAACACAACACTCATTAGGCAAATCAACACGAACATCTTCCAATACTCATGAGCGCTGAAACTATCGAATAAGAACATCGAACAAGCCGGTATCGTGGCGTATAAGAACTGTTTGATTAATCCCTTACTAGATGTTGTGGAGTTTAGTCGGTGCTCTGTGATAGCCTTAGAAATGCCTGTGATGAAGTCTAGGATTACGGCTAATAATATGGCACGTACAATGGGATCGTTATAAGCAATTGATAAGTTAAAAATGTCCGGAATTTGATGCATAATGTGGGGTCTCCTTAAAATAGTTTACCCTTAATTATATCATTTTCCGAACATTAATTCAAGATATTATTTAATTGTTTGTTTCCTGTTCTACTATTTCCCATAAAGTATCGAGATCTATTGCGTTGTTGTCTATATCAGAACAGTAAAAAGAAAATTCCCAAACCTTTTCTTTTATATTTGAAATTAAGTTATCGTTCATAATCTTAACTCCTTAATATACACGTCCCACGCATCGTTATAAAGAGCCGTAAATTCTTCCTGGGTTAGTCGCTTCAAGTCATAAAAATCAATTCTACGGCTCTTTAAACGGTCACCAATCTTAGACCAAACATATTCTCGTAACTCTTGTGTGTTGTTAATCATGTCACTTTTTCCATTCTCTTAAAATACGTTCGTCTTCTGCCTTTTTAACTTGTCGCCAACGATTTTGGTTATAACATCCGTTACGATAATCCCATTTTACACTGTATTTTATCATTTTTTGCGTAGGTACAACGAGAAACTGATGTCTATTTTGTCTCTTGTGACTCATATTATTTACCCCAACCCTCTGCGTAATCACTAACCGGCGTATATCCCAAGTCATAGAAGTATTTTTTCAATGTGGACTCTGATACACCAATTTTGCTTGTTAAGTCTTTCACATTCATCTTATATCCAATCGCTTTGTTAAATAATACTAACTCATTCAATTGGTTTATTCTTAGTTGTCGTTCTCGTTTCATTCGTTTGCTCCTTGATACCATACCATCTAAATCAAACATGCTTATGCTCCATGAAATATTTTACTGGTTTGCTAGTCATTACATCTTTTGGTTTGATTAAATTATATCCTGGGTTTGATCCCAACAATTGATACTCACCATTGGAAAATACACCAATTACACTAACCCCACTTAATGAAATAGTTCCCATCATTAACCACTCAACATAACCAATCCTGACAAGTCTTTTGATTACTTTTTCTGCATGTTTTTCGTCTTTAATCTTTACATATACGTCCATTATAAAACCTCCATCATATTTTTATCATCAACAACACCAAACAAGTGAGCGTTAGTTGGTA